ATTGAGTGCATACAAGCGAGCTGCCGCAGGGACGAAAACGGCCCTTTTGTCCGCCAATGCAACTTTAGTGTCTGGCGCTTCAGTCGCTACCGGGTCACTTTCCGGCACGGCTGGCGTTCTGTCGCTAGCCTCTGGCGATCGACTAGGGGTCGATCTCATCGGCCTTGGCACTGGTGCATCTGGCATCAAGTGCATCATTGAGTACACCCGCTCCCCCGTCTGACCATGACCGACACCATCAAGACCAACCCTGACACCGGCGTGCGCTACTACGACGAGCCGGGCTCTCGCGAGGGGCAGAGCGTAGATCAGTTCGTGCCGGTTCGCGGCAACGTTCCGACCAATCCTGCGGGCATCCGCTGGCCCAACCTGTTCGGCCTGCCGTATGACGGCAACGATCTGAAGTTCTACCTGAAGGGCGATCCGAAGGTCCGCGAATACGATGATCGGATCTTCTTCGAGGTGGCGACCTGGGGCCCGGCCGATTATCCGAGCCCAAATCCCGGCGGTCCGGCCGGCACCTGGGAGGAGACGTTGCAGGTGGTGCGCCGCTCCAATGAACAGCTGTTCAACCAGGTTGAGGCCGCCCGGCTGCAGGCCAACGCAGCGCTCTATCCCAGCAGCGAGGACCCGATGCTGGGGGTGATGCTGGCAGAGGCGATCCGACGTGATGCCGAGGGCACTGCAACGCAGATCCAGAAGGACCTGCTGCGCCGGCACGATGGCCTAGTGGCGGCTGGTTTCAGCAACCAGGAGAGGGCTGCGGAACTGCGCCAGCAGATTGCCGCGGGCGAGCCGTTCGACCTGTCTGCCGGCTGGACCAATGAGCTACCGGCGTAGTTGGAGGCCTGGACCTTATGTGGGGGGAAACAAGATGCTGATTGTCCCTAGGCGGAGAGTATCGGCTTACGACGCAGACGCGCAAGCTTATATATCAGCCGTTGAAGCGGCAGATGGGCAAGCGCTAGAAGCAGCAGTTAAAGATGTAATCAACGCATTTGTGGTTGGCTGCAAGGCTGACGGCATTTGGGCCGCATTGAAAGCCTGTTGCATCCTTGCCGGCGCCCGCACACTCAGCGGCTGCCTGGTTCCTGTGGTCGGGCCGGCGCCGACAAACTTTGGCTTCACCGAGCCGCGATACAACAGAAAGACTGGGCTACTTGGCGATGGGTCTTCAATGTACCTAAATAGCAACAGAAACATTGTCGCCGATCCGCAAGACGACTGCCATACCAGTGTCTATGTGTCAACAGCTAGATCAAATAGTTGTGTATACCTGGGGTGCGACCCAGGCGCAAGAAACAGTATTTACGCATTAGATGGAAATAATATAGGTTTTAGCCTTAGACAGTTTGCCGTAAGTTATTCTTCGGCGCCGCTTAGCACTGTCGGTTTTATGGGTCAATCACGATCATCAAGTTCAACACTCTCGTCCAGAGTGGCAAACGCAAGCGTTTCTTTCAACGTAAATAGCACTGCGACCGGATCGGGAAATTTTCTTATATTTGCACGGTTAAGTAGTGGCGTTATTGCAAGCCACGCAAATGCTCGCCTTTCCTTCTACTCCATCGGCGAATCCCTAGATCTCGCCGTGCTGAATATCCGCGTCACCGCGCTGATTAACGCCATCGCGGCGGCGATTCCGTAACCCACCAGCAGTGTCCCCGTCTACAAGCCCCGCAGACTGAGCCATGACCACCCGCAGCCCGTCAAGCCAGGGGCCAGTGACGCCACCACCCCCGCCTGTCGTCGCCGAGTGGCTCCCGTTCGCGGCGTGGCTATACCAGTTCCCGCCCATGATGTCCGCCATGGAGGCCGCCCGCGCCAGCACCGACCCGCAGGGGGAGCCCGCTACCACCGGCCTACCTACCGCGATGGAGGAGGCCAGGTTGCGCGAAAACTATCCGGCATTCGAGCAGACTTGGGGGCAGTTCCTGCTGGCATCCCAGATGCCCCCCGCTGACCTCGCCGCGATCGTCGGCAAGGCCAGCGACTGCCACCTGCCGGCTGAGTTCCTGGCGGCGCTGCAGCCGAGCTTCGCGGAAAACTAGGGGTACGCAACCCCCTACAGAGCCATGGCGTCAACCTTCCTCGGCGGGGGCGGCGGTGACACCGCCAGCAGCCCCACTGACGCCTACGGCAGTGGAACGCGGCAGTACAACCTCGCGGCAGCCACCCGCACCGCGATAGCCAACACCTCCTCCGCTGCGGTCGCAATCGGCACCCTAGGGGCCTCCCGCGAGATCCTCCTGATCCCCTCGACGCGCTGCTTCGTCCGATTCGGCGCCTCCGACGTAGCCGCCTCCTCCGCAACCGACGCCACCGTCCTCCCACTCCCCTCCGACACGCAATTCACCCTGCGCGTCCCCATCGGCGTTACCCACTTCACGGTGATTCGCAGCACCGCTGACGGCTTCCTGCACTGCATCCCCGTGGTCTGACCCGATGCCCGCCACCATCGACGCCACAATCGGCGGCGCCAGCGCCAACAGCTACCTCACCGTGGCCGCCGCCGACCTCCTCACCGAGTCGATGCTCGGCACCTTGGCGTGGACCACCGCCACCTCCGACGCCAAAATCCGCGCCCTCATCACCGCCACCCGTGGCCTCGACACCCTCGGGTGGATCGGCTCCAAAGCCACCACCACCCAAGCCCTCGACTGGCCCCGCACCGACGCCTCTTGCGATGGCACGGACTACACCTCCACCGCCATCCCCTCCCCCATCATTTACGCCACCTTCGACCTCGCCAACTCCCTCCTCACCACTCCCAACCTCCTCCTCACCCCGCCCACAAGCAGCACCTCCCTGATCCCCGGCATCCCCAACCGCACCCTCTCCAAACTCAAGGCCGATGTCCTCGAACTCACCTTCAGGTCGGACGTATCTGCCAGCGCCCAGGCCATCGTCAACCCCCTAACCGCCCTCCCGCACCTCGCCACCATCCTCGGCTGCCTAACCACCAGCACCATCCCCGGCGGTACCAGCCGCATCATCAACCGGGTGCGCAGCTAACCACCCCAAACATGGAAAACTGCGCCCAGTCGTTAGGCTGAGCGCATGAGCACCAAGAAGACCCAGCCCCGCGGCTACCTCGCCACCCCCCTCGACCGCGAGGAGAGCCGCCGGGTGGCACGCCTTTATCGCGAGCACGGCGGTCTCGTGAACCACATGGGCCGCAAACTCTGTCGCAAGTACAAAGGCGTCCGCGCCGAAGACATCTATAGCTGCATCAACATCGCCTTCATCAAGACCTGCCGGGCGTGGAACCCCGACAAGGGCACCTTCTCCACCCTCCTCGGGGTCTTCAGCGTCGGCGAGGTCCGCCACTTCATCCGCGACCAAAACTGGTCCGTCAAGGCCCCCGCCTCCGTGCGGTCGCTCGGCCTCCGCGCCCGCTACATGCTCCGCGCCGGCCTCTCCCCCGACTTCGTGTGCGAGGAACTCGGCACCACCCCCGAGGCCCTCAAACTCGCCATCTTCTCCGTGCAGTCGCTCGATCACGACATCCGCGGCTTCCAAGACCACGTCTGCCCCCGCCCCACCCCGTGGGACGTACTCGAACTCAGCGAACTGGAGTCCCCAGAGTTGGTAGGGGCAAACTAGGCGTATAGCGTCTCAGGACTCAGAACCGATGGCCACCGGCAGATTCTTCGCAGCCCTGGGCTACAAGACCTTCGTGAAGCTCGGCACCAGCGCCAGCACGATCCCGACCACATCCACCGCGATGACCCGGATCCTGTCGCTGGACAACACCGGCATCCAGGGCACCTCCGAATCCAGCTCCGTCCTCGACTACGACTCCGAGTTCGGCTTCCAGAACAACCTGATCACGAGCCAGAGCTACAGCATCCCCTGCTCGATGAACCTCGATGTCAGCGACGCTGGCTACGAGATCCTCAAGATCGCCTCCCTCCAAGCCGCCAGCGGCGTCCTCTTGGAGTGGTACCGCGAAACCCCCGTCACCGACGGCTCCACCAGCAACCCCGAGATCCACGCCGGCCTCGCCCAAGTCGGTGACTTCTCCGAGGACATCACCGCAGGCAACATCGCCAAGGTGAGCTTCACCCTCAACGGCTACGGCAAGTACGACTTCTACAGCCAAGGCAAGCCCGCCGCCACCCTCACCGTCACCAGCGCCGGCTCCGGCCTCACCACAGCCACCTACAGCAACGTCACCCTGATCCCGGTCAGCCCCGCCCCCGGCGTCGGCTCCGGCAAGGGCCTCACTGCCAGCATCGTCGTCGCCGCAGGTGGCACGGTCACCGCAGCCCCCACCGTCGTCTCCGGCGGCAGCAACTTCAAGGTAGGCGACACCCTCACCGCCGCCCTCGGCGACGTAGGTGGAACCACCGGCGCCGTGGCCCCGGTCTTCACCATCGCCACCGTCGCCTAAGGCTCTATACTGCACGGGCAAGAGGCTGGTTCTGGGGTCCGCCGTTGGGTTGGTTGCCCTTCCCAGGCCTTGCAAATCCTGCGCTTGCAGGTCGGGGATCTGATCACCCCCGCTCGCCTGATCCACGATCGCGCCGGGGACCGATTCGGCAAGCGCGACGGATCCGTAGCCAACCTCGTACGGTAGGGGTTGCGCTCAGTGGCCTCACTGCTGAGCCCGGCGGGGATGGGACCCGCACACAAGGCCCCTGGTACGCCGGGGGCTTTGTGCTACCTGCCCCCGGTTTCCGCCGCCAACTGCCTCCACCGCTGCACAAAAAACGGCAGCGGTGGCTGCGCCTCCAAAGCCGCCTCGATCCAGTTCCGGGGCCGTTTTTTGTTGGAAGCAGGCGTTCCCTTCCGTGACAGCGGGTTCGAGTAGGCATCCGGGTACGACCCCTTCAGCACATACATCGCGTACGGCGCCGTCCACGCGATGGTGAGGCTGCCATCTGCCACCCGCGGAGCCTGCTGCGACGCCAGCAGCCTGCCGGTGTCCACGATGTCCCGATCACCCTTCAGGATCAGCACCCGCGGCCCTCTGGAGGTCTGCACGGTCTGGCCGCTCATAAACAGACTCTGAAACCGCAATGTCGCATTCGGCCACATCCACTTGACCGTCGTGATCTGTGTCCGCGCCTCCTCCGCAATGATGGGCGCGTAGTCCTCAAGAATCCGGGTGGATCGCTGCACCAGCGCCGCCGCATTCCACTCCTTGATCACCAGCCGTGTCCGTGCCATCAGCTCTGGGTGCGACTCACGAGTCTCACCTTGCTACCGAGAACCCCGGTCAGCACCTCCCCCAAGAGCCCCGTGGTCCCGTAAGGCAGCCGCGCCTCCAGCACCTCGCACTCCACCGGATCCGCGCCTGCAAACTCCACCTCCCCGCTGCTCCCCACCACCACACGGGAGTCGAGCGTCCCTGAGGTGATGTAGCCCTCGTACAGGGTGCTGATCACGTTCACCCCCGGATACGTGGCCTCCGCCACGCTCTCAGCCGTCAGGTAGGCCGAGCACTCGATCGTCGCGGTGTTGGCCACCACGTTTCCCGTCTCGGCGTCCACCGTGGTGCCCGCCGCCGGCACCACGAAGGTCAGCGTCGAATTCTCCAGAGCCAGTAGCGCCGACATGCACCCCCTGCGTGGGTCGTACTCCTAGTTTCCCACCCCGGCCGGAAAACTAGGACATAGGAACGCACCCCGCCCCCGTGGCCGAAGAACTAGGCGCCGCCGTACTCCGCATAGACGTAGACATTGAGTCGCTGCAAGCCCAACTCAACACGGCCCGCAAACTGGTCGAACGTCAACGACCCTTCCAGTTTCAGATAGATACCGGAACGTCTGCGACGCAATTCCGACAGCTAGAAGCATCAGCAAAGACACTTGAGACGCAGTTTAAGCGCCTGTTATCCACACCGCTAAATCTCAACTCCGCCGGCCTGCGAAAACTCGGCGAAGACGCGGTAAAAGCGGGCGTACAGATCAACGACTTTGCCCGCTCTGTAGTCAATGGTAACAAACCATTAGCCACCAGTATTGCGGCTCTGCAGCAGCAGAGTTCCGCGTTCCGCACGCTTGCCGCAAACGTAAAAGTAGGCACAGCGGAATACATAAACTTTACACAAGCCGCCATAAAAGCTGAGCAAAAACAACTACTTGCAGGCTTTACCGACATCGAGGCCTCTCGTAAACTTTTTGCCGGGGGCAGTGGATCGTTCGCCGATGCCTTCAAGGGCATTGACGAACTACTGGAGTTTGCGAAACGCGTAAAGGATTCGCCGGCCGCCATTAAACTATACGTGCAGGCGCTGCAGCAGGCAGCGGACGTGACCTCGATAACGGACACAAACTTTGCGAAACTTAATGCTGAGATCGACCGCCAGACAAACGCACTGGAACGTGCGCAGCAGGCGGCAAAACGCTATAACCAGATATTTAATTTAACGAATCAACCTAAGGCACTGCCTCCCGGCCGAGGACCCGGACCCTACGTATTCTCCGCGGAGCAGACACCCGAAGAGCGACGCGCTCAAGAAGGTGCAGCTCGCCGGGCCGCCAAAATCGAAGACATCCGAAACGCCCAGGCAGGTCCGGCCCCCACACTTGAGTTCCCGACTTTAGGGCGCGATTTAGAGCGCCTACAAGGTCTTGAGTTCCGCCTGAACAACGCCAAGAAGGGGAGTGCCGAGTATGAGAAAGTCCTACGCCTCCTGACCCTCACCCAGAG